TCTATATGGGGAGGAACTGTGCATACTATTAAAAAAGTTCAGGATGGAGTATTAGAACGATTTACATTCCGTGAATGGCTATATGATGTAATAACATCAGGATTTATAGGTGTTGTAACTTACGCACTATGTAAATATGCAGGGTTCGATGAGTGGCTATCAGCAGTAATGATTGGTGTTTCATCACATCAAGGAACACGAGCATTACTTGTAATCGAAAATGCAATTACAAAACGATTGGAGACTAAATAAAATGGACGGATATAGCAAATATTTCACATTTGAAGAATTAACAGATAGCGAGAGCCATCCTAACTTGGTTTCGCAAAACAGGATTGACGCGGTAAAATATATAAATTCAGGCAAGCTATTGTCTAAGCTATTGGAGACAATTCGCCATTTGTTCGGGGATAAACCTATAAAAGTTGACAGTGGGTTTCGTAATCCTGCATTAAATTCGGCGGTAGGCTCTATTGTTCCAACATCAGCTCATACACGGTTTGAAGCGGCTGATATCGTACCTTCAAATATGACTATCGCAGAAGCATTCAATACACTTATTGAAGATCACAAAGCTGGTTTGCTTCCTGATTTACGTAAGGTGCTAATGGAGGGTACGTGGCTTCACGTTGAAACTAATATTGGCGTTGGAGACTATCACGGTTTCTTCATATCACACGATGGAAATAAAACATGGGAAAGGGTAGCATAAAATGAGATTCGATCAAACAAATAGAAACGCTGGGTCATATAGTTCCCCGCAAAATAGAGCGACAATAGGTAATTATAGTTCCGTTGTCCAAGGTGGTGACTTTGTAGTACAACGTACAACGAATAACGGTCAGCTATTGGTAGAGCTAAGTACCGATCCACTTGCCGAAGATACAATTTCGTATCTTCAATACAATGATACAGTAAGACCTCCATTTAATATGGACATACCGTTTAGTATATCACAGCGTTCAAGAGGACAATTCTTTGCACTTGGCGGAATTCAAACATCAGCTTCATATACTTCTTCACCTGCAATTGCTATGACAAGTATTTCGCAATCAGGTACTACAATCACTATTGTTTTGGCTACCCCTACTGATATGCAAGTAGGCGAATGGTTCAATACGTACGGTGTAGATGATAGCCGATTGAATATCTGTAATGCGGTAGTATCGAGCGTATCAGCTGATAGATTAACTGTTACTTGTGGATATACTGGTGACGTGGTTAATACATCTTTGACTATTTCAGCTATCACTAACAAGGGGTATTTCAAGCCACAAGACAAGCCATCATCTTCTCTTAATGGTGCATACTATGTATTTAGCGGGTCAAGTGCAACATCAGCAGCACTGCTTATTCAGGCAGCAGGTAGTAATGTAAGAACAAGCGGTACAAATGCATCAAGTCACCTACTAACAAATGCCTCAACATCACCTGTTTATGTTAATGCTGGAAATGGGCAATTTGAGATTAAGCCAACATCTTCATTTGAGATTGAGATAGATAAGGTTTCAGCTGGTTTCCTTGACTATGCAACAGATAGCACAGCTGCACAGTCGTCTGTTAGATTGCTACAAGACACAGCAGTACCAGAATATTATGCCGAATATAGACCAATATTACGTGCAGTTACGCCTAAGTCAACAACACGACCAATTGCTAAAATTGTATCAGCTACTAAAAGTGGTTCTACTACCGCAACTATTACAACTGATGTTCCTCACGGGTTGATTGCTGGTAAAAGTATCGTCGATATTGTTGGATGTAGAGACCAAACAAACTTTGCTATTACAACTGGTATAATTGTAGCTACTACGCCAACTTCTACTACATTTACAGTAGTTTTTGGGGCATCTGCAACAGCTACTACTTACGGCGGTTCTGTAATTCTACGTAATGGTAGTAATAGCTCTACTGGTGGTGCTAACCAGGCTATTCAATCGCTTTTAATCGATTCTAATGGCATCATGTCGGTAGTTGGTTCTGCTACGTGGGCAGGTATTACAGTAGGAGAATATGTTAATCTGCACGGTGTTCGTGATAACGTTACAGGTGCAGACTTAGGATTCGATGGTACTTATGTACTTATTGATTTAAATGGCACTACTATTAAGCTAAAAGCTGTACTTAATCCCGATGGAACAAACACTAAAAATGGGTTGGGTGTAAACGTAACTCCGCCTATGCCAGTGACTTCAAGCGTAAACTGCGGTGGTTCAGTAATAATGCGAACAACTGCACGTATCCACGATTTGAGACTTGAAGAACGTAGCTATGATGCTGTTAAGATTTGGGGACAAGGAGAGAGTAGAACTGATTTGGCTTTGCCTGTTACTGTACAAAATACAGCTGTTGTTACTTTAAATCCTGCTGCTTCAGCTTATACATACGGCTCAACTATGGCATCATATATTTTAGCTGCTACAACTAATTCACAATTAGTCGTTACTGGTGCTAAAAACTTATTTACAATTGACGTATCTAATGACTCATCTACTAAGTTTTGGCTCAAGTTGTACAATAAAGCATCTGCTCCAACTGTTGGTACAGATGTTCCAGTTATGCGTTTTTTAGTACCTGCTAATACAGTCCAAGAGTTTGTAATTCCTCAACATTATGGTGCTTATTTCTCACTTGGTATTGGCTTTGCTACCACTGGAGCAGTGGCTGATTCTGATACAACCGCTATCACAGCTGGTTCAGTCGTCAATATAAACTATAAGTAAGGACTAACCAATGACAGCGCAATTTAAATCAACTTCAACTCACCCATTAGCTAAGGCTATTGGGGATGAGGTAGGTATAGTAATTAGTTTAGGCGATAAAGATGTGGATGTTCAGTTCCCTATTTATGGTGCAGAATTTAGATTAGGTATCGAAAACTTCGATATTAAAGATGACGATGTACCGCTTAACATAATCCCAAGATTAGACCCAACACCAGCTGAATTAACGCAGAGTGATTTGAAACGTATCGGGAAGCAATACAACGGCTATCAAGTACCATTAGATGAAGAGGCTCAAATAGCTGTTACAAGTGTAGCTACTCAATATCTTGCTGGGTTATTTAATGGTACAGTGTTTCACTTCAGCAATGGCGTTAAAATGCCTATTAGTGCGGATGAGTTTATTGATTTTGCTAAATGGTTCGGTGCTGAACGTGGGGCATTTTTCAATGAATGATAAAGTTAAAAAAGTACTTAAAGACTGGTTCACTGAAGTAAATAATGAGACTTTCGACGTAACCAAAGCTTTGGCGGTGGTGAGTATCATTAGTGGTGTTGGTTTGGCTATCTTCGCTGTTGTTTCAAAAGGTCAAGCGTTTAACTATCAAGATTATGGGATGGGTACAGCTGCACTTTTTGCAGGGGTAGGCGTCGCACTTGGCATGAAAAAGGATTCATAATGTGGATTGAATTATTAAAGCGATATTGGATGGAGATTGTAATTGTTTTAGCAGCAGGCGTGTTACTTTCGTATATTGAACATTTAAACAATGAAATATCTACTCTTCAAGAAGATAAATCAGTCCTTCAAGCTAAGTTAAACGAGAGTGATGCTTACATTCGTGTTCAAAATGCAACTATACTTGCTAATGAAGCTGATTATAACGCATCTATGGCAAAGCTTCCAACGGTGTTACATAAAATTGACACTAAGTACATAACCAAAACGGTTGAAATTGAAAAATGGAGGGAATACAATGAAACATCAAGTGATGACTGCAATGCTTCTATTAGCTATCTTAACAGCTATCAGTTTTAGCATTACTGGCTGTGCTGAACAGCAGCCCGAACCTAAGATCGTGTATGTTCCACAAAAGTGCGTAATTCCAAAAGTAGATGAACAAACGATAGATAACAAAAGCTATACAAACAGCAAAGACATAGTTGCTAAAGCTATACTGAATTATGAAGCTATGAAAGAATATGCGGAGAAGTTACTTGCATCTCAAGAAGTTTGCAAGTAATTATTTATGTTGTATAATTTATTTAATAAATTAACCGAAAGGATATGCTATGGGTTGCAAAACAAAAGGCAAAGGTACTAAGCCTAAGAAATAGTTTTATAGAGCCACTGTTTAGAGTGGTTCTAATAAGATTAAATTAAAAGGAAAACTATATGAATTTGCCACAAGATTTTATACCATTATTTGAGGCTATGTACTCAAGTGTTCAAAGTAAGATAGTTACTGAATATAATGAAGGAAGAATTACAGACAATAATTACGCTGGAGTATTAGCTTCTGCATTGAGAGATATTGTAAATGCTTCCGTATCTGCTACATTGAGTGCAGTAGATATGCAAATTAAATTAGATAACAATGCAATTCAAAAAGAAATGTTACAGAGCCAAGCTAATATGTTGGCAGTTGATGAAGCAAATAAGGCAACAATGGTAGCATTGGATATTGCTACAAAACAAAAGCAACAAGACCAAATACAAGCAGATATAGACTTTAATGTATCTAAAAAAACTATAATGGAATGGACGCGTAAAGATAATGTTCGTATGCAAGCTGCAAGAGAATTTGCAGAACTTCTCAAGTATATTAGTGCAGCAGGTGCAGTACCAGCTGAAACAGACTTTACTAATATAAGAACATTGATAAATGGTATCAATCAAGGTATTACTAATGAAAATTATCAAGCCACTATTACAAATCCATTATCAGGTTCATCTTGGGTAAAAGTTGTCTAATATGAGTTTTTTTAATAGAAACAGAAGTAGTATATCAGAAGTATTATCATTAAAGAATAACAACCATCTTGTAGCTTATGATGTATCAAATATTTCAGGAATAGCATATTCAAATAAAGCAAGACTTGATGTTGATGAGCCACAATTAGCTAATCATGAAACAAGGATACATAACCTTGAATCAGTCACTGGTTTCACTGGTTCAATATCAGTTATAGTTAGTGTTAATTTTTCAAATTCAACAACTACTTCAAAAACACTTACTTATTCAAATGGCATACTAACTGGAGTGTCATAATGTTAAAACCAAAACACGCATTATATGCACTTGAACATTGTAATAAATATCCATCTCATAATCTTAAATTTTTCATTAAAAAATCAATAGATTGTAATCATACACTACTAAATGGTTGTTGCTTGGTTCAATATACAGAAACTAAAGATTATAGAATAATTTATCATATATTATTTGATAATGAAAAATGTGATTTTAAATTAAGTACATATAAGAATATAAGAAGATGGTTTGCTGACAAAAAATATATACTAATGTTTGAACCAATGTGTAAGTTTAAGAAAGTAATTGGTATTAAATAATGGGTGGTGGTGGTGGACTTATTGGAAATGTTCTTGGAGGGGTAGAACACACTTTTTCTAATGTAGTACATTTTTTAGAACATACAGCATTAGACATTATTAAAGATTCAACTATTTTATCATTAGATGTATTTACTCTTGGTGGTGGTCAATTTGATTTGAAATTTGGAAATAATGTATATTATAACTTATCAGGTGAAAAATCTCGTGATATGCGAAGGCTTGATAGCATAAAAGGTCAAATAGACTATGAATCTAACTTGATTAAAAATGCTCAGTCACGATTAGATAATAAAGTTTTTTTAGAAAATGCTTTTAAATATGTAGATAGAAGAAAAATAGAAGATTTAAATTCGGAATATACTAATTTAGTAAATAAATATAATAATGTTGCAAACAATATAAAAGACCATCAGTTTCACGGAATATTTGAGGGAATTATTGCTCTGCCATTTACTATAACTTCTTCATTTGTATACAGCATACGTGATTATTTAGAAACTGGTAATTCAAAATATCTTGTACAAGCTATTGAGATAGCTACCTTAACTGTAGTAATAATATTATCAGTAATTACTATGCAAGAAGAAATTACAGTTCCATTAGTTTTAGCTGCACTATCTGCAACACTTGCACTTGATGCTATGGTAAATGATTCTGCTTTATTAGGTGGTGCTTTTCAGGTATTAGACTTGGTTCTAAACAAAATGCTTGGACTTGGTAAATATACTGGTGGGTTAAATAAAGATAATGAACACTATCAGAGCACAATGATGTGGACAAGAATGATATTAGAAATATCTACAATATTAGATAATATATACACTTGGGTTGTTCCATCTACTCCAGCAGAAGGTGTTACTGAAGAAGAAGTTGTTGCAAAACAATCTGAATTAACTGCTAAGATTTCAGAGATTGGTTCAATGAAAATAGCTGGAACTGTAACATTATCTCAAATATTTGATGCTTATCAACTTGCAAACAATATAGGTTCAGTAGCAGATGCTATTAAATTAAAGGGAGAGCTTGAAGATAAGCTAAAAGAAGCTAAGAAAACATTTGAACATCAAATAATAGATGAAAACAGAAGAAAGATGGAAAGTGCTTATGCTGATGCAGAATATATAGCCAACCAAGTTGATTTAGTATATTCAGAATATGCACTACAAATGTCTGAACAAAATATGACAGATATATATGACCCTGAAGGAACAATAGCTATGAATACAAGATTTAGACCACAACCAAAATACACATTTGGGTTTGAAGATATTTTTAATGAAGATACTAAAGCTGGTTCGGATATGTATGTTTATAACATTTTATGGAGAACATAATTTGTGTAGTATAATTATAAAATTAAACAAGGATAAACAATGGTAGATGGAAGCAAAATATTAGTAGATTTGCAGAAAAATTATAAAGCTTCAGTTGTTTCTAAAACTAAAGTAGACTCATCTATTAAGAACTGGATAAAAGCTTATAATGGTGATAAATATGGGAATGAAGTAAAAGGTCGTTCTCAGATAGTAATGAAAGACGTTAAGAAAGCAATTAAATCAATGAGTCCGTCTATCATTGAGCCATTCTTAACTACCGCATCAATTATTAATGCAAAAGCTACAAAAATAGGCAATGAACAAAAAGCTGACTACGTAGCAAATATTCTTAATTATCAATACCAAAATGAGTTTGATAAATTGGAGTTTATTACTTCAATTTCAACAATACTTCCAAAAGAAGGTACAGTATTCATAAGAACTGGATGGGCTTATGAAGAAAAACAAGAAGTAAAGACATTAAGTAAATTGGATATGGACGACATCGATGCTATGAAAAAGCAAGGTGTTAAAGGCATAACTAAAATAGAAGATAACAAAGATGGTACATTTGATGTAACAATTAAAAGAACTATTGTTAAGAAAAATTGTCCTACTGCTGTTATTTGTAAGAATGAAGCTATTACAACTGACCCGACTGCATCATCATTCTCAGATAGCAAGTTTATAACTTATGAATTTGAAATGAGTCTAAGCGACCTTAAAAAGCAAAAAGACATATATGACTATCAAGAGATAAATGATTCACTTATTGATACAGTAGTAAGTTCATCTTTATATCCTGACACTTCTTTAGGCGGACAACGTGCTATTGATAACTATAATAGTGGTGTTGATTATAATTTTAATTTTGCAGAAAAAACAAGCAAGAAGATAAAGCTAATTGAATACTGGGGTGAGTATGATATTGATGGTTCAGGAATAAATGAACAGATAGTTTGTGTATGGATTAAAGGAACTGACAAAATTCTAAGACTTGACAAGAACCCATATCCTGATGGAGAAATTCCATTTGTTTCTTGCCAATATAATTTTGAACCATTTACAATATGGGGGGATGGATTAGCAGATGTAATTGGAGATGGACAACAAATACATACTGCAATTATGCGTGGATTCATTGACAATATGAGCCTTGCAAACAATGGTCAAAAGCTAATTCAAAAGGGAGCAATAGACTATGTTAATCTTGCTAAGCTACAACGTGGGGAAAAATACATTGAAGTAAATAATATTGAAGGTATACGAGATGGTTCATATAACAACCTTCCTCCGTCTGCTTTCAATATTTATAATATGATAACTGATGAAAATGAAAGACTTTCAGGTGTAACCAAATCAATAGATAGCTTAGATTCTGCAACTATTGGTAGAAGTGCAAGTGGTATGAGCCTTGCAACAACTACTGCACAAAGACACATGGTTATATTGGTTCAAGTAATAGCTGATATGTATAGAAGTATGTTTACTAAGTGGGCTTCCTATAATATGGCTTATTTGGATGATAAACAAGCAATTGAAATAGCTGGTGCTTTAGTTCCATTAGATAAGAGCCAACTTACTGATGATGTTAGAATAGAAATTCAAATACAGCTTGATTCACAAAACCAACAAAAAATACAACAAATAAATATGTTGTTGCAACAAGCACACATGTATCAACAACAAATGCCACCACAAGTAGTACCATTGCTTATTGGAGAGTTCTTTGACGCATTAGGTAAATATGAAGAAGCAGATCAGATTAGAAAATATCAACCACAACCTGACCCTATGCAACAACAAATGGCTCAACTACAAATGCAAAAACTACAAGCAGAGATAGCATTGCTAAATTCAGAAGCTGGATTATCACAATCAAAAGCAGGAGAAGCACAAGCTAAAGCAATTAAGCATCAAGCAGAAACAGACAATATTGACACCAAAACAATGGCTATTCCACACGATATAGCATTAAAAACTGAAGAATTTGGGCATAATGTTAAAAATGATTTAATTAACAATATAATTAAATCACAAAAAACTGGAGGAAATTAATGGAAAAAGAAGAATTAGAATTTCTACAATCGGAAGTATCATTAGCTGAGTCAATGAATAAACTTCTGTCAAATAAAGATTTTAAAAAGATTTTTATTGAAGGGTATCTTAAAGAAGATATGGTTCAAATAGGATATAACTTTACTAATATCAAGCCTGATAACAGACAATTATTAGTTGAAAATTTACTTGCAAGGGGAATTTTTAAACAATATATTGACTCTATAATTTCTTCAGGTTTGAAAGCAAAAGAAACTATTGAATTAAATGAAGGGGAAATTTAATGGAAGAAAAATTAGATAATTTGGAACAACCAGTAGATAGTACGGACTCCAAAGAACTCAATTTTGAATCTGAAAATGATTTATTAGATAGTGTTCGTAACTTAGCTGAACAAATTAAAAACGGTATTCATAGTGAGCTAAGTGAAGAATCAAGTGAAGATACTAAAGATAGTGAAGGTTCTACCGAAGCTGATGAGGACAACAAGGAAACTAAACCTGACGAGGAGATAGACCTTGCCGAATGGCTAGATAAGTATGAACTACCTTATGAATTGACACTTAAAAGTAAAGGACTTGAAACTAAGACTAAAAAACTTAGCGAGTTGTTTACTTTAGCAAATGCTGGGCTTGATTATACTAAGAAGCGTCAAGAGGAAGCTCCACTACGTAAAGTAGGAGAATATGTTAATCAGCAAGGACTTAGTTTAGAAGAACTACAAATACTTGCTGATGCTAAACGTGGTGATAAGGCTGCTTTTGGAACACTTGCAAAACAGTATGGTGTAGATGTATATGATATTGACACTGAAGCAAAATATAATCCAACTCCACAGTCGGCTTATGTTGAGCATAATGAAGCCGAGGAAATAGCAAAAGAAATATATTCAGACCCAACCTTATTGCAAGAAGTACAAAACAGCTTCAAATCCATTCCTCATAATGTAGCTGAAGAAATTGTATCAAGAGCAGATTTGTTAGATGGTTTTAGAAAAGATGTTTCAACTGGAGTTGCACAAAAAGTAATTCCTGAAGTAAATAAAAGAATGACAATCGATAGCATCAATAAAAATAATATTGGTAAGAATTTCTATCAGTATTATGGCGAGGTAGCTAACGAGTTGTTAAATAGATCACAACAACAAGCGGTGCAACAAGTTGAACCAAAGCAACAAGTTGTTAATTCTATTGATAAAGCAAAGGCTGGTGTATCTTCAACAAAGATTTCAAACTCTACTAACAGTGTAGAAATTGATGTATGGAGCAAGAACCTAAGCCCTGATGAATTAATAGAGCAAATAAAATTAAAAGCCCAACAAATGAGAGGATAATAATATGCCAACTACTTATAATGGATTTAGCTCATCAGCTAATACAGCAACAACAGGTGTTTCTTTTGGGGAACTATATGACCCACTTATCTTGCTTCGTGTAACACAAGATATGATGTTTGATAAATTTGCAGAAGCACGTTTCGTACCTGCAAACAGTGGTGTTAAACAAATGTTTGCATTTAGATACCGTAACTTGCGTCCAGCAACTACTCCACTTACTGAGGGTGTATTGCCAACTGAATCAACTCCTAAACGTGAGAAAGTTTCTTATAACGTAAGTCAATTTGGTTCATACGTAACATATACAGACCAAATAGATATTTTTGATGTTGATAACATTAAAAATCAATTTACAGATATTCTTGGTACACAAGCTGCTGAAACAGCAGATGTTGTAATTCGTGATATTATCTCAGGTGGTACAAACGTAGTTTATGCAGGTGGTGTTGCAGATAGAGCAACAGTTGCATCTCTTGCGAAAAAAATTACCACTACTGATTTAGACCTTGCAGTTTTAAAACTTAAAAGTGCAAAAGCTAAAAAGATTAAATCAGTTGTATCAGGTAGCGTAAATATTGGAACAAAACCAATTCGTGATGCTTATGTTATGTTTGTTCACCCAAATCAATTTCCTGATTTGAAAGCACTTAATGGCTTTATTCCAGTTGAGCAATATGCTTATTCAAAAGATTTGCTTGAAGGTGAAGTTGGTTCTTACAATGAAATTCGTTTTATTGAAAATACAAACGTTAAGGTAGTAAATACAAGCGGTACAAACGTTTATCTAAATCTTTTGATTGCAGATAAAGCATACGCTGCTGTTTCTATTCGTGGTAAACAAGGCGTCGAGACTATCTTTAAACCTCTTAACTCAGGAGGTGTTTCTAATGCATTGAACCAACTTGGTTCAATTGGTTGGAAAATGTACTCAGGTGCAGTTATCCTTAACCAACTATTTATGGTTCGTCTTGAAACTACTGTAACAAATGATGTTGCATCAGCTATTCCTTACGAGTCTTAATTCTTAGTATCCTCTTAGGAGGGTACACTTATGCCATATATATAAATGGTATAATTGTATTAATTTAAAAAAAAGGAAATGTATGAAAATTGAAGATATTGCAAGTCTATCACTTGTAGATATGAAGAAGGTAGCTAAACAGCTAAACATTACAGGGTATCAAAATGTATCTACAAAAGATGGAATGATGGAACGAATCAATGCAAAAATAGAAGAGCTTGGAATTTCAGATGTTCCTGACATTGAAGATGAGCCAATTAAATTGGAAGTTAAACACGAACCAAGAAAAAAAATCAAAGACTACCCTAAAGTAAAATGTATTATTGAGACAAGAGACGAAGATGAGGTAGATTTGGCTATCGGTATTAATGAGTATCAATGCTTTATTATATTTGGTAAAGAGATAGAAATTCCAGTACCAGTGTATAATATGGTGAAAGACCTAAAAACAATTAGGTTTACAAAGGATGAAAATGGGTTCTCTAAAACTGAAGAAATAAACAAATATATTGTTTCTAAAGTATAATATAGTTTCCTCACTGGAGGGAACTGTTATTCTACTAATAAGGAAAAACAATGAGAAAAACAGTTACAAAACAAAACCTTAACAATTTTAATCCTTGGGCTGAACCATATCAAGCAGGTTCAGCATATACAAATAGCACTACTAACCCATTTGGACTACAATACAATAACCAAGACCAAACAAATGGTACTTTTGATTTAAATTACAATAATGTAAATAGCATTATTAACCCTTTTGGATTACCAGTAAACAATCAAAACCAAATGTACAATGTTCCAAATTTGGCAACAAATGCAACACAACAGCAACTAACCAATGCAGATACTAATTTAGTAAACAATAACAATAATGCAAATGTAAATAAAGCAATAAAACAAAATATGCCAAGTTATTTCAATGGCACTCAAGAACAATGGGATGCCTTATCTAATGGAGAGCAACAAGCACAAATTGTTGCAGGTATGGGAAATAAAACACCTTTTGAACAATATGGCAGTCTTGCAAGTGGGGTTGGTTCAGTCATGGGTGGTGTTGCAGGTTTATATGGTGCATACGAAAATTCAAGATACCAAAAGCGTCAAGAGGCAATGCAAAATAGAATTTTAAATTCTGAGGATGCCAACAAATCTGCTTTTGCAAGAGCTGCTGGCGGAACTTACATTCCAGCATAATTAAGGAAATACTATGGGATACTACGATAATCAAAAAATTGCAAATTTCACTGGGAGAAATACTCCTTATGATGTGAAAGATATTCTACTTGGAACAAATGCAATTACTGGTGGTGTAGATAAATTAGTAGCTAATGAAGCTGCTGATAGAGTATATAACCAACAACAACAAGCGAACCAATACGTATCAGGTTTACTTAGAAATACAAATGCAAGTAACTACGATGATAATATGTCTCAAATTAGAACTCTATTACCTTATGCTTCACCACAAATGCAAGCACAAGCAACTGCTTTGACTGCTGATATTAACAACACATTGAATAGAAAAATATCACAACAAAACGCAGATGCAACAACTATGAATGCAAATACTAATTTGCTTAATACTAATAATATGAAAAAATACCAAGATAGTGAGATTGGATTAAAAGGTAGAGAACTTGATCAAAAAGATGACCAATTTAAAACTCAAAAAGAATGGCAAGAGCATATATTCAATAATCTATCAGCTGAACAAAGAGCTATGTTGGGATTGAAATCACAAGAACTTGGAATATCTGCATCACATATTGCACTAATGAGAGAAGTGGCAGACCAAGGAAAATATAAGATGATGCCAGTTCCACGATTTGCTGTTGTAAATGGCAAGCAAGTAAGAATAGGTACTGATTTAGCAGCAATGAATATAAAAGATGGAAGTATAGCGTGGAGACAACCTTTTGACAATGGAAATAGTGTTGATGATTTTGTAAAATCATCAAATAAAGGTGATGATACTCTACCTACTATTTACCCA